TTATGGCGAGCGTAATAGGACTTCTTTCGAGCCTTGTCCTTGGCGGACGTGGGGTTTTTACCCGCACCACGTACGCCTTGCTGCCCAAACCGGATCAATTTCATCTCGTGCCCCACCGCAGCCAGCACCATGTGCGACTTCGTCGGGTGGTTGGGGGTGCGTTTCGGTTGATTCACACCCTTTAGCCCGTGTTTTTTCAGCAGCGCAGCTCTTCTACTCTCGTGTGCCATATCAAACCTACAAAATATCGCCGCGAAGCCGCTTCAATGTGGCATCAGGTAGCGAATTGAACTCATCTTCAGTCATTGAAGAGATGTCTAGGGGCTTTTCACCACGGTTAGCGGAACTTTCTCCAGGCAATTCTGGCGGTTGGGCCTCGGCTGCCTTCAGTTTGCTGGCTACTTGGCGACGTTTCTTCGTAACTTCGTCTACATTCTTAGCTGCAGGTGCAGTATCTGCGCCCAAAGTGGACGTAGTGGCCGCCGGTTCGACAAGATCGTAGCTCTTGACCACAAAATTAGCCGCTTTACCCAGCGCTTCTACCGCCCCAAAGCCCTGAGTGATGAACGCATCACGCAGATCTATGACTTCTTGCGTGTATTCCGCGTTGTAAGCCTCAGAATTCTGGTCAAAGACGGGGAAATTAGCCTCCAACTCGTTCGCAGCGCTCTGCAAAGCAGTCGCTTGCTGGTTCTGGGCTACCGTCTGCGACATTTCTTGGCGCATTTCGTACGCGATCTGCTCTTTTTCGGCCTTGCGCATAGCATTTCGAAGCGCTGCAGCCTTATCAGCCTCGCCATCGAGCACCAATTGCTGATATTCCAGCTCTTTAGCGTCGAAGTCGTACTCTTCGGGGGCATTTTCGGCCACTTCTTGGGCCGCTTTCATGTCATCCAGCTGTTTCTGCAGCGCTTTTTGCTTCGCTAACACTTCATCTAAGCGAGATTTAGGCACCATTGGCTTTTTACGCGTCGATTCGGGCTCAACTTCAGGCTCTTCGTCGACAATCTCAGTGTCATCGTCAAGATCTTCGTCTTCGGCCTCGGCAACCTGCTCTAATTCCGGCTCCTCGACCTCTTCATCTGCAACTTCAGCTTCCTCCGCAACCGCTTCTGTCTCTTCGACAGCGTCTTCCACCACTTCTTCAGCGGATTCTGCCTCATTTCCTTCTTCTCCCAAGCCGAAATTAAGGTCTAGGGCCTCTTGAACGGGCTCTGGAGCATCAGCCCCAGGCAAAGTGGTCGCTACCGCAGTATCTTCTTGATCAGACATGTCAAATTCCTATTGATTTGGGGTGTTTTTCGCGCCGGTTTGCATGGCCGTGGCGGCAATACGAGCGGCGGCTTGGGTTTGTTGCTGATTTGTCCTGACTTGGTTAGTCAGATCAGCCAACTCTCGACGAAGCTGCAGTTCTTGCATCTTCATTTCGATCTTTCCTTGCAGTTCAGCTACCTGAATATCCGGTGCAGCCTGCGTGGTCTGGGCTTTAGCGATATTTACAGCGGCCTCGGAGCCAAGTTTCTGCACTTCGGCCTCCAATTTCGCCAGTTCTAGCTGGGCTTCCTGCATTTGCATCTGTTGAACCATCATCGCGGCTTCCATTTGCTCTGGTGTCTTCTCAATTCCGGTCAACATACGGATCCGCTTCGCAAGCTCGCCCTTCTTGGCCAGATGTGAGTACTCAATGATCGCGTCGTCTGGGATAGCCACGCCGACTTGACGCAGATTTAGCGCTTCTGCGAACTGCACCTCGTCAAACGAGTCACGAGCCGGTGCCGTAGACACCACAACGTCGTATTCACCAAGCGTCAGGTCGTCAATCACCTGCCCTTCTGGTGTTACCTCGTTAATTACCATCGCTTCACGCGGCTTCATCGGATCGGCGTCGTTTGTCACCTGAATAACTCGCGTCTCGGTATAGAAGGTTTGCACCAACTCCAAGACCTTTTCCGCCAAGTAGTGGCGGGTCTTTCGCAAGTTATCTAGCGGTACCTGAATCATGATCGCGCCACGATTCTGCTTGGCTCGGATGGCGATACCCGAAACCTCGGCACTGTCTGTACCTAACATTGACTCGTTAATGCCACTGATCGCTTGGATATTTGCCGCAGCTTTCTGCCCGATACGGTCTAAACCAGTTGGAATTGAGTTCGCTTGGATCTTCGCTGGCGGATTTGTGCCACGAGCGTACTCAATAACCAGACCCGTCTCGGCACCATGCTCTTCCAAGTCGTCTGGCGTCATACCAACAAGCGATCCGCTCTCTACCATCCAGCCACTGTTGGCGGTGGTGTTAACAATGTGCAGCTCTTGCGAACTGATCTTGTTGAGCTGCTCCTGTGGTGACAGCAGATTACGCACCATGCCAAACGGACGGCCACGGCGGAAATACGCAAAGTACGGAACAATCGTGAAACCGGTGTAAGGTGACCAGTCATCGTGCAATACGACCTTGTCACAGGTAACTGTCCAGCGAACCTTCTTCTGGATCTTGCTGATGATCTCTAGGCCGTACTTCTTACCGAACGCTTTGATCTTTCGGTCGTTCCAAGCCTCTGGTACCGGTCGCTGGTCACCCGTTTCTGGGTCGACATAGCACTGAACACGGGTAACGCGTTTGTGCTGACGCTCGATGACGCGCAGTGCTTTCACATTGCGGTACTCATCCTCGTCATATCCAGCCGCGCCTAAGTAATCGTCAGTCGACTCGGTGTCACCATAGCGGGTCTCTTCGTACTCGACCGAGTCACGGCCAAATGTATTGCCGTTCTCAGCAATAAACTGCAGCTCTTCCGCCTTCTTAGACCCATACATCTCCTCGATCTCGTCCAAGGTCATCCACTTGGTCTCAAAGATCTCGTTCCATGTCTTGGGGTCATACTCCTTGGCGTCTGGATCAATCAGAATGTCCAAAGGATCCTTCGCAGTGATGCGGATCTCACCCTCAACGTGATCGCTAAAGTCCATGCGAACGTCAAAGTATCCGCGACCGTCCATGATCAGACCGTCACTAAACACCTGCTGCTCTACCCAATCGAGCTTGTTGTTGTCAGCAATCTGCATGTACAACTTATTCAGCACCTGAGCGACGTCCTCGCTACCCGCACGGCGCGGCTTGAACTGAATATCAGCGCGACGGGTGGACTGCTCGCCCAACACGGTGTTGATCGTCGGCAGAATCGTATTAATAGTCAGAGCAGGTCGGCCTTCGGCATCGAGCATGGATACATCGTCCATATCCCACTGCTCACCCTGATAGAACGCATCACACTTCTTAGCCATGTGAATGTATTCAAGATGTCCGTTGTCCCGAGCACGCACATAGCGGTCGTATTGTGTGCTCGCTATTTCCATCTCCTCTGCGGGAGACAGTGATTTCATTTTCTTGTGGTGCGCCATCGTTAGGAACTCATCGCTGATTTAGTTTCTGTTTGGGTGTTTCACCTAAACGTGGGGGTTGGTAGTTGAACTCTTTCCGTAGTACTTCGAACTTGCGCCGAAGACCTGGCCCCATGCGGGTCAGAACACCCGACTCTCGGTTCCAGTTCTTCATCGTGGGTATATCTTTGTCTCCCGCTAAGATGTACCCACCTATCACTTGGTCAAAGCGAGATATGTTATGCCAGTCATCAAACGACCTCTTCTCTCTGCGCCCTTCCGGCACATAGTCCCCGTTTTCATCCGGCTTTTTGCCCGTAACAACGTCATAGGAATGGCGAGCGCTTGCCATGTACTTTGGGTCGTTCATCGCCGTATCCATAAGATCTTTATGTAGCTCCGGCTCTTTTAACTTCAGCAAATGTAGCGCTTCGGCCTTGATCATTTTCTGCTTGGCTTGGCCTTGATAAAAATCGTCGTTCACAAAGATTACGGGCTTACCCGTAGGGGAATCGTCCCCCCACTTAGTCTCAGAATTACCCTCGGTATACGGGCGTATCTCTACATCTTTGAGCAACCGGTCGAATAAATTAGACATCGTTAGGAACTCATCGCCGATTTAGATCTAGGGGTAGCTGTTAAGTAATCGAGCCGGTCTCGCCAAGAAGGAGCCTTGTAAATGGGGGTCTGATAGCTGGCGAACTCGGTCATCATCAAACCAAGCCATGCCAACGCATCAACTTGGTCGTCGTGGACACCGTTGGGGAAACGCAACATCTCAGCCACTAACGGGCCGGTGAACACTTCGTCCTTGGGAAACCACACCATGCCCTGCTGCATCCGGCCTTGAATGGCGCGGGCTCGGGCTTCTTTATCGCGACGTCCTGTCTTCAGGTCTTTGATAAATGCTTCATACAGACCGCGCTCTCGGATCCGTTTCTCTAGGAACGGGCCCAACGCCATCTCGATATGACCTTTCTCAATGCCGATCATCGAGGGCTTCCACTCTTCGTAAAGATCTAGGATCCGCTCGACAATCTCAAAGCCGTCAAAGCGTCCGCGTACAACGTCCACAATGAACAACTCGTCAAATTCGTTTACGCCAATAACCATGCCGACCGAATAGTCGTTACGGTCGTTTTTACCAATGGCTAAGTCCCACGCGCAGTAGTACCGCATGGCGTCAAAGTCGACGTCATCGGCTTCGTAGTACTGGATCATGTCGCGGGTAAAGTAGTCACCGTCATCTGCGACGGGATTCTGCTGATACAAAGCTGACCAATCTCTAGGGCCTACGGCCTTTCGTATACGGTCTAGTGATACAACGTCGTAACGCTCTGGGTGCAGGGCATCACCAGAGTCGCGGAACTCTTCGTCTTCTTCAGCAATCGCGGGGTAACGGACAACCTCCCAGTCGTCTCCACCCTCGGTGGTGGCTTTTAGTAGACGGCCCGCGAGGTCATCGTCATGCCACCGAGTAAGAATGACCAGTACACCACCGCCAGGAGCAAGCCTTGTATACGCCGTCGACGTATACCAGTCCCAGTTAGCATCACGATTATTTTGGCTCTCAGCATCTTCTCTGTTCTTTACCGGATCATCAATTACTAGGATGTGTGCGCCCTTACCAGTGATACCACCACCCACACCAGCAGCGACAAAGCCACCGCCGCTAGTAGTGAGCCAAGCCTCGGCTGACTGAGATTCTGGATCAAGGCGCGTATCGAAGGCCGTTTTGTAACTAGGCTCTCTAAGTAGTCCACGAACTTTTCGACTGAATCCCATAGCAAGCGAACCCGAGTACGAACATGAAATAAACTCGTGTTGAGGGTTCCTGCCAAGGTGCCAAGCCGGAAACGCAATCGACGCCAAAGTTGATTTGCCGTGTCGCGGAGGTAAGAAAAGCATAAGTCTAGGCGACTCTTTCGCCACAACCTTCCTACTAAATTCTTCAAGTCTTCTACAAACATCTTTATGCACCCATCCTGCTTGGTAATCGGGGCTGAACCGCTCAACGAACGGTAACAACCGCTTTCGAGTCAGGAACCGTAGTGCTAGCTCGGCTCTTGCTTTGTCTTCAACCGATTGCGCCTCTGTTACTTCTTCTTCTACAGGCGCAGTGGCAGCCGGTATCGACTCCACCTCGTCGGCCTTGCAGTAAACACAAAATCCATCTCGCCCTGAGTACAGGGTCTCGGGGTGCAGGTTCTTGCACCGTTTACATTCCTGCATTGGAATGTCAGTCATCGGCTTGTGGCTCCAGATACGACGTATCCTTGCCCGCAATCTTCAACAGATCTTCGTCCGACATACGCTCCAACTGCTTGGGCGTAGCGTCTATGTTGATATTTACCTGCGTCGCGTTGTCTGGGGTACTTAGCCCATGCAACTTGACCAGACTGTCCACGGTATTCTTCATCTCAGTCGCAGTAGCCGACGCCTGATACGCGTCCATGTACATCACGTGGGCGTTTGCGGCGGTGAACTTCACTTCTTCACGCATCTGCTCGCGGAAATACGCCAACGCCTTGGCAACATTGGGCCGTTTGACCGTGTCATACACAGCATTGGCGCTGGTATACCCCGCACCACGGCCTGCCGCAGCAAGCGTCATCCCACTAAGAACAAGCATGACTAACTTCTCTTGCTGAACAGTAAGCTCTCCCATCTCCAAACCCATGTAGGGCATATGAGATTCGAACTCAGCTACATCAGTGATAGGTTCTTGCGGCTGTTTGCTCAGCGATTTCTCCACTAAGATCCTCGTCTAAAAATACGAATAGCGGGGCATAGTCTGCGAACCCCTCTTCGGTAAGATTTTCCAGTACGTCATCGACCGAAAACTGTGTTTCGACCAAACGTGCGTCATAGACCAGCACCTCTTCCCCCGTAGGGCCGATACCAGTGCCAAGAAGCGCGTGTTCCATACCTTCAATGGATATCATTTTGACCTTGGACATTGGCGAATAGTACTAGTTGTACTATTTAGTCACAAGACTTTTCATAGACGCTCTTGATCCAGAAATAAAACTCTCCCTCGTCCATTTTGTGCTTCATTATATTCACCGCATAACAGACCAAACGGATGTTATCGATGGTGTAGCCGATACGGGGGTTTATACGGTCGATACTGGCGTTGAAGTCTTTGTGGCCCGAACCGTCACGGTGGTGTGTCATCACTAATCCAGTTGCTACGCACCTACCATTCTGGGCTTCCCACAGGTCTACAAGATCATCAACAGTAATTTCCCATGTGAAGCCCGCTTTAACGCGGACATGCTTGGAACTGGAGTGCAGTTTAGTCAGAAATGCGCGGTAGTTAGAGCTGCCGTGCTCACGAGCATGGATCTGGGTACAGGTTTTACACTTTGTTCGTGGTTTGGTACCGGAGACAAGCCTGTCGGTATAAAACCGGTCGAGGGTCAGCTGCTGTTTGCACACTCTGCAGTAATAAAGATTCTCATCGTTGTCGGCGGTCATACGTGCCTTGGTCAGTGGCCGGTTGCATATAGTACATAAACTACTGTTTTTTCTGCTGAAAAATTTTTTTGAAAATTTATTTCAGAATCGCTCACACACTATCTCCCCCTCGCGCATACAGACCCACCCTTCCCCCGATTTCCATATTGGAACCTTGTTTGCGTTTGGCCTACCGGAACCTTGTCGTGGTACCCCCCTTTACACCTGCCACTAGCGTGTCAGCTGGTCAGTGTCACTTGTGAATCAATCAAGGAGACGAAGATGAAACTCAAAGACGCTATGGCAAACCTCAAGAGCCTAACTGACCACGAGCTGCTGGCCCTAAGAAAGCAGACCCATGCAATGTCATGGAGCCTGAAGAAAGCCGGTGCCCTCACCCTGATCCAAGCCGAGATCGAACGCCGAGTCGCCACCCGTGACCCCAAGAGATACGCAGAAGCGTGGGTTGCAGGCCTAGCTATTGGCTGCGTCCTCGGCCTCGGTGTCGAAGCTGCAATCGAAGAAATCATCTAAGGAGAGACTAATGCTTACTAAACAGTACTTACGCTTAATCACCATCGTTATTGGAGAGTGGTTTCTAGTCCTGAGCACCATCATCGCAGAGGTAGCCCTAGTTGCACTGGGTTACTACCTCGTTATCAACGAACAACTGGCCTTTGGCCTAATGTTTATGCTCTCAAGTCTAATTTTCCCGCTCGCGCTGATACAAACAGTGCCCTTCACCCTCGAAAAGAACCATATCAAACGCGACATCTCACGGATCAAGCGCCGCCGCGCTCGCAAGTGTGTGCCATGTGTGCCACGTGCGTGCCACTTGCGTGCCAGCTAGATTTCGCCAAGTGGCACACACTTAAGCCCTTGTTATTACACGGGTTTTCCTTCGAAAAGCACATTTGTGTGCCATGTGTGCCACCTAAAACACACCTTGTTTTTTTTTATTTCTTCTTTTCACGTTTTTCTTTTTTTTTCTACTAACCCAATTTTAAGTGGCACACATGGCACACATTTGGTTTTTGTATATACATCAATCACTTACGCCATTTTCAAGTGGCACACAATCTGGCACACAGCTGGCACACATTGCTCCAGCTGGCACACATTTGGCCTTTACAGTCCAAATGGTCATAAGCATCTGTGCCTCTTATAACTTTAAGGAATGACAATGACTCAACGAATACATATCGACTCTGTCCGACCCAACCGGCTCCAAGACTCAGGACTGGGATACGACCCGCTCCCATATCGCACTGTTTACGCCAGTCAAGAGTGCGCAGCATATGGAACCGCTGTCTGGCGTTTCAACAAGCGCGTGCCCAGCAACCGCCTGTGTAAGTTCATAGCCGCTGTTCAATGCCAAGGCACGATAGACCCTAGACTCTGGACACTAGTTAGGGACTTTAAAGACCCCTTCGTATGGACTCAGATCGATATGTGCTTTGACTATCCCAACCAAAAGGAAGCCGCGTAATGACCAACCTTCTGAAAGAAATATCCAACGATCTACGCGAAGCGCGTAGTGACTTACTCGAAGCCAACTCTGCTGACGACTATGACTACGCTATGCAAGCTCTGCATGACATCCGTCTCGCTCAGTACCGAATGGCTAACTTGGACAAACTATACAAAAGGATAGAACTATGAACTTCGACCAAATCAAATCCAGCCCTGCCGCCCAAGAAGCCAAGTCCTATGGCAAACGCTTCATTGACTATGTCAAACACAACCCTCGTGACGCTGCCTTCGACGTTGCAGCCATTGTCCTGACCTTCATGGTTATGGACATCGAGGATGCACTCGACTCCATCGACGACAGCTCAGCATTGTCTGCTGCTGTTGACCTTGAAAACTTCTGGGGAGCTTCTTCATGACCTTCTACCGGTTTCTAACCGTATTTCTTGCGATCTGCCTACTGATCGCCCTGTTCCCACTCTTCATCGCTGCTCAGACAGTGATGTTTTACCTGTTTCTCTGCGCAGTCATCGTTGGCTGCGTTTACTTAGCCCTTAGACCAAGGAGATAGACCAATGATTAGTACGCCCGTTGTCTTGCACCACCAGCGCATTCATCACGGAGCCGAGATCAGCCTGATCAAAGCCGAGAACGAGGCCTTGCTAAACCGACTGTTCACCCTTGTGGCCCTAGCGCAAGCCAGTCTGGACAAAAAGAAACTACACGTTACCGAGTACCAGTTAAACGTTATGCGTGAGTTACTTGAAGCTGAAGCATCCAAGTACGAGGTATAACCCAACACCCAACACTGAGCAGACACTTAGTGTTGGGTATCGAAAAGCTAATAGGAGCTTGACAATGACCGTAGACCTAGACCCTAGACCTTTGAACCTAAACCATGAGCATTGGGAAGACGTAGTAGAAGACAACTACTACGAGCCCGAGCTTCCAAATCTTTCCGCTTTAATGCAAAGTAGTACTGTTTGTACTATCTTGGAAGCTGACGACCTGTTCCGAGACAGCATACCTTGCTGACGCAAGGCATGGTCAAAGACACTTTTGAGCATGACGCTCATTTACAAACTAATAGTATAGGAAGTACTAAATCTTATGAAAACTAAGAAAGCATATCGACCAACCGCCAATCAAAACCACAGCATGTCGGAGCACTTCGACCCAGCCGAGCAAGAATCGACTGAGCAGTGGGGCGCACCCTCCGTCAGTATCAACGAAGAAGTAATACCTGACATCCAAGCAGACCCCGAGTCCGCTGAACGTTTGGCTCCAACCACAGCAATCACCAAGTACCCTGACTACTTGCTCTCTAAGTTCCACGTCGATGAGAACGGCGATCTAGCGCCCAATGCGTCGTATGTGCAGCAGGCGCTCAAGCAGTTCAGTGATCGCGGCACTTCGGCCCTGACTCACGGCCCCGAGGGCCAGCAGCTTACTGACGAGGCGCTTGCCGAGTACAAGACCAGCGTCGCTGAGATGGCCAAACACCTACTGCAGTTTGACGAGTCTGCGTACACCAGCGTCAACGACAAGGCCATTCGCCCTTCAGCATCCTTGATCTTCTCGTTCGCTGGTTCAGCCAACCGCTTGTGGGCTGACTGGTGCCTCGACATGGAGTCCTTCATGGATATCGCTGGCAAAAGCGAGCTGGACATGTCCGAGAAGCAGCTTAGCTACAAGCACAACTTGGCTATGAGCTTGCAGCTTCAAGGCTACAACGCTCGCTTCGCCCGCGACGTATTGCTTGAGATGGCACCGCACGTGTCCAACGAGTACAAGGTCTCGCAGGGCAAAGTCAAAGACGCTATCGCATACAAGCTGCGCAGCGACGCCGAGTGGCAGACCAAGCAGCACAAGCGTGTCGACATCAGCGCTGACGCCCGCCGTGCAGCGCCCGAGTTCGACGAAAAACTAACTGCATCGTTCTAACCAACCAAGGGGAATGGCTTCGGCTGTTCCCCTTTTTTGTGTTGCTGGCGCTCGGCTATCACGGTGTGCCTGCAACAAGGAGAAAACTATGACCGTTGAAAGAATCATTCCACCTGTCAGCAAGAAGCTGACCAAGACCATGATCGAGAAGGGATGCCCTGATTGCTTCAAAGAACTTGCTGCGCTTGCCCGACTGCTTGGCGTCAACTTCGACGAGATGCAGCGCGGCGACAAGCACGAACTACCACTGATGTTCCTTGACGGCACCCGCACCACCATTCGTTTCAACGTGGTAGCTGGTCGTGGTGGCCGCAAAGACAAGCGGTACAACATTCCTGCACCCGTGTTGAAAGAGCAGGCGCAGGAAGGCGACACCATCGCATTCACCATCGACTGGGACAGCAACGGCGACTGCATCTTATGCGTCAACGTGACCCGTCAACCGGAAATGCAGCACCTTACTACTGACCCGATCCTTGTCAGGTTTGCAGATGAGTGATCAAGAACGACAACGCGTCTGTGTAGTCAGCGCCATCTTAATGAACCCGACCATATCGAGCTGGGCTCGGAAGTACTGGACAAAAGTATTATCCCAGTTACTTCTCAACAGCGACGATTTACGGGGTGAGCTAGTCACTCACTCCGCAGGTCTGCCCCACCTGTGGTCAAAAACGGGGCATCAACTCAAAAGCAAACTGTCTGGAGGACAGACCTATGACCGTGACCAAACTCAAAACCACTGAGCGCTTAGCGCCCACGCCACAACCAGGTTCGTATGTCCATGCGATATACACCACTGTCGAAGCACTGGGTGGCAGAGCGACGTGCCGTGAGATCCGTGAGCTGTTACCTGCGGCGAACGGGCCTAGCTTCACCGACAATCGCTCGTGCCACGAGCATGTCAAATCGATTGCCGTGAACCTTGGTTATCTAGGCTGCGACGCGGCCTTAGTTAGAGGTGGCAATACTCCGCACACCGATGAGTCATTCGGTAAGATCGGGTACTTCATCAACACGTTTGAAGTCTACGATTCAAAACGTATTGAGCGCCTCGCTCGTGCTGAAAAGAAACGCAAGAAACGCGTAGCTAAACAACAGCGGCAACGGGCAGCGGCTGAAAAGCAAGCTGAGCAAACGGCTATGCAAGAGGCTGAAGATCGCATAGCGACCGCACGTCAAAAGCTAACTCCGGTTAGTACAACAACTACTACTATACCGGCAACAGTAGACCCTACACCCAAGACCATTTACGAGGATCACAACACCCGCATGGAGTACGCAATCGTTGCTGCTACTGCATCCGTCATATCGGTTGGTGTGTATGTCCTGCTTGGGCAGGTGCTGTGAGCGACACACGAGCAGATCAGATCGTCCAGCAATTACAAATGATTGCTGCACACGCCGAGAACGCTCCTGACATCAGCCCCAACGGCAAGAACCACAGATACATATCAGCTGTGGGGCTTGCTGACCTGTTGTTGGAAGCAGCAGACCTGATCGATGAGCAGATCACAAAAACACTAGACCCTAGACCGTGGCACTAGGGCCTAGACCTTTCCCCTGCCACATTACTGGAGAAGACATGATGTCTGACATTTTCGTAAAAGTAGTACGCGTCCCTGGCGCTGTAACCGAAGTCGCCTTATCTGCAGGCGCAACCGTAGCTGACGCTCTGTCTGCTGCTGGTATCTCTTCCACTGGCTCTGAGTCCATACGTGTTGGCGCTGCTGACGCAACCGTGGACACCTCTGTCGGTGACGGAGACCGCGTTGTGATCGCGCAAGGTGCCAAAGGCAACTAAACGACCACACCACTTTCGGGGTATGGCCCATCAGTAATGGTGGGCCTCCATCGGACGCTCGGAGTATGCCAACCCTACTGCCCTGCCCCACCCACTTACCGGCTAAGGAGATCCAATGATGCTCTCAACAATACGCCACGACGCAGTGTTCCGTGCATACGACTACAAGGATTATCCAATCCACATTGTCGGTGCCGGTGCCACTGGCTCCCGCGTGTTCATGTCACTACTGGAGCTTGGTCTGACCAATCTGCATGTGTATGACTTCGACATCGTAGAGCCGCACAACCTCGCCAACCAAGCGTTCCTGTTCGAGCACGTCGGCTTGCCCAAAGTCAAAGCGTTGCAGAACCTAGCATCGCTCAAGCTCGGCGTGCCTGAAGACAAGCTACCAATGCAGTTCATCAACGAACGCATCGACCAACGACAGTTCGACGGCTTTCTATTCTTGCTGACCGATACGATGGCATCGCGTCGCAAGATCATCGGCAACCAATCGACTGGCCCTGACAGTATGTTGCTCCATGTCTTCGAGACCCGCATGGCCTCGTCTCATGGCAACGTGTACCACTTCTCGCCAGCCAACCCACACCAACGTCAAGCGTGGTTCGACTCGCTCATCAGCGACGACGAAGGCGAAGTGTCGCCCTGCGGTACCAGCATATCCGTAGGCGCTACTGCTTCGCTCATTGCCAACCTAGCCGTGTGGGAGTTCATGAACTTCCTACTCGATGACGGTTGTGCAACAGCACAGCTCGACGTGTTCTTCAAACCCATGCTACTCACGACCAGAGAACAAATATGAATTTCTATACCCAACCAAGCGGTGCAGACATCGATAGCTCATCGATGGAGCCCGCAATCACCCCGCTCTATGAAGAGCCACCCATGCCGGTTGTGTACTACACGGCTCAAGTTAAAGCCGTAATCAACCACCTTGTCGCAGTAAACACTGCCGAGGTTGGCTGGCTCGGCCTCGTCAAACAGGTTAACGACAACGACTACTTGGTCTACAAGTTGTACGTGCCCAAACAGACTGTCCACTCAGCCGAGACAGACATTGATTCGGACGCAATGGCTAACCTTGGTATCGAGATCACTGAGGCTGGCTTGCCTGCCGAGGATCTCTACTACTGGGGCCACAGCCACGTAAGCATGCAGGTTTCACCCAGCGGCCAAGACGAAACACAAATCGAAGAGTTTCTAGAAGCTGGCTGCAAACACTTTATACGTGGCATTTACAACAAGCAGGGCCACAGCAAGGTGGATGTGTATGACGTGCCGCGCAATGTCATCTACCAGTGCGTTCGTGAAGACGTTGAGGTCAGCCTAACTGCCGAGGAAGCCGAGCACCTCGACGCGGTGATCAAAGCCAACGTTACTAAAGCACCAACACCGGTTTACAAAAAGACACAGTTCAAACGCAGCCCTGTCATCAGCAACCTGCCTGCAAACAACTACCACAGCCAGATGCAGCAGCCGTTCTATTACAGCAACACGTTTGACCACCTCGACGATGTCGCCATCGAAGACTACAGCGATGACTACAACGACGGGGCTGACGATTTCTTAGACGGATACGACCCATCAAGGAGAATTCAATGAGCTGGGCACATCAACAAACACTCACACTCAATCCAGGCAAAGAGCTTCAAGCGGAGTTGGAACTTCAGCTTGAGCTTGCAAAGACAGAAGTAGAAATAAAACGCGACATTGTTCGTCAACATAAGCTCAGGTCGCAGCATTCAACCAATCAATGGATTCGAATACGAGACGCTTACAACCAGCCCCACTCATGGCTGGTGTATCAGCTCACGGGTGGTCATACACACTTAAAAGAGCGGATAGAAGTGTTGATCAAGCACTATCACCAAACAGCGGACGAGCAGTGCCGTGACAACTATGAAGCTCTACAAAGAGCAGAAGCACGCTACGAAGCCGTCCAAGAGCGTGAGGCGCAAGCTAAAATGAGACTCAGCATGGTACGCGATCAAGCTGACATCGTTGCCAGCAGAGACATGCTCGACAGATCATTGCGCGACAATGCTTACTACGTACCTGACTCTTTGCAGTTGTCCTTCAACAACAACCCACATCAATACCGAGTCACCTTCAGCCTGCGTAACATCATCGCCATCAACCCTCGTGGTAACAATCCCATTGAGATTCCGCCTCTGCGTATCGACTTTTATATCAACCCAACCGGCAGTCACGATCTTGTAGTTCGTAACGACATCGGTCGCCCTTACTGGACAGATCGGTACAAAGGCTACTCCGAGGTTCCGTTGTTGCACCCACACATGACCGGTGAAACGACGCTGTGCTTGGGCGACTTTGGTGAAGGTGTTACCGAAGCAATCAGTGAAGGTGACTTCGTTACTGCTATCACAATACTCACCATGTTCTTTCAGCAATACGATCCTGATGATTCGGCTGGCCTGCATTTTAATGCGTGGCCCGAAGCTACGTTTGATGAGGATCGGCATATCGCTGACTACGCAGACGCTTAGGAGCCCCATGATCGACAAAGCAATTCAATTCGCCCTGACCTTTCTGACCATCAAACAATTTTTGCGGGAACTAAACGATGAAACAACTGGAGCTGAAGCTGACTCTGGAGAACGAGGAGCTAGAACTGTTCACGGAGATAGCGCTGCAGATACAGCAGCACCTGAAGACCCTAGCCAATCAACAACCTGACGATGAGGAGGACAAAGACTAATGTTCACAGCAGGACTAATCGCAGCAGCAGGCTTACTGTTTCTGCTATTCAAGTTCGGCATCCGCCGAGTCATTACCTATGACATCTTCTTTGATGTCGCTATCACTGCCATCTTGATGGTGTCACTTGCTGGCACATTCAGCGGCATGATGGCTGCTCTCTTTGGCGGCCTGATAGTATCAATCGTACTATTCATCATGAAACGTACGATGCGCCACGAAAAATTATCACTGGTTAAGACCAAATCATTTCCATATCGGAGGTTCGCATGGACGGAACAGTAAGAGCACAGGAGTTCGAGACCACCCCCTATCACGCTGTGTGTTGTACACACTGCAACTATGACATGGGCTACGACCACAGAAACACGACGGGCATGCAGCAATCTGTCGACTATGTAACCTGCCCCGAATGCTTCACCAAGCAATACAAGACCGCCGCTAATTACGCTCCCCCCAGTTGGTATGAGACCAATGCAGCCAGCTCCAACATGGCAGATAGAGCTGCCGACTCAGACACCGAGACCTACCAAATTTTAGAAAACGTTTCTGGTTATCGCGTTTATAACTTCGAGTTCCCCGAAGGCTTGAGCTGGGATGACGTCAGGCATCACGAGATTGATTGGTGTGGCCAACGAATAAGAATTACGTGGACTGACGGTACAGAGTCACGCCTCGACATAGGTTATGGCGAACTAGAGGATCTCGAAGATACCGGCGATATCCGAATCCAGAACTGGGATGGAGACGAAGTCTATTGAACACTATCGATGAACCTACCTGCTGCAAGTGCGGCAAGGAATGCACCCCAGTCATACTCGAATGGGACGAGCCCGTCGAGTTCTGGGGTGGCATGAGCACTGAGCGCTTCTACACCGTCGACAGCGACTGCTGTAAAGACGAGGTAGAACTACCTACAAACTTTTCTATTCACGACTATTAGTACAGGAGGTACTATTATGGATCGCGACGAGTTTCTTAATCAAAGCGAGCAAGTCGAAGAGCGACTGTCACGCGACGCAAACTCTTACGACATGTTGGTCTACAACTTTGTGTGGCTCAAAAGCCGCAAGCCCGAACTACACGCAGAGCTGATGCGTAAGTTCCAATCGATTGAATCCAGTGTGTACGCACACAGACAAGAGCAGGACGCTAAGGATCTATTCTAAATCATGCTAGTAACCCTAGACTTTGAAACGTACTTTGATCCCAAGGTAAGCCTCACCAAGATGACGACGATGGAGTACGTCAAGCACCCCATGTTCAAAGTGTGGGGTGTTGGTATCAAAATAGATACCGGCCCAACCGAATGGTTCGGTGAAGACGAAGTGGAAGAAGCGCTTAATGATATCGAGTGGGACAAAGCCCACCTGCTCTGCCACAACACTCCATTCGACGGCTACATTCTTACTCAACTGTACGAGCTAGTACCCGCCTACTACTTAGACACGGCAGCTATGGCCCGTGGTAGATGGCCAGGGGAAACGTCTCGACTCAAGGATGTAGCCGTCCGATGCTTCCCAGACGACCCAGACATGCGTAAAGGTGAAGAGCTAGTCACAGCGAAAGGTATCTATGACCTGCCACCAGACATAGAAGATTCGCTTGCTGGCTACTGTATACAAGACGTCGATCTGACCTATGCGATTTACAACCAGCTACTGCCTGCTTACCCCCAGACCGAACTGGACATCATCGATCTCACATGCCGAATGTTTTGTGAGCCGAAGATGACGCTCAACCGATGCAAGCTCGAGTCGTTTGTCGAGTCTGAGCGTGCGCACTCGGAGCAAGCTATCGAGAAATCTGGTCTGGATCGTAAGGTCTTGGCCAGTAATCAGCAGTTTTCAGCATGGGCTGAAGAGCAAGGACTGACAGTACCAACAAAAACCAGTCCATCCACGGGCAACAAGATACCTGCCTTTGGTAAAAATGACGCTGCGTATAAGCAGTGGCAACAGCAGCACCCTGAATACAATCATGTATGGCAGGGCAGAGAAGCAGTAAAGAGCAGACTCAATGAAACACGGGCACAACGTTTCATTGATTGTGCTAACGCAGGTAGTCGACTACCCGCACCCCTTCGCTACTACGCTGCTCATACCGGTAGGTTTGGAGGTACCGATAAGATCAACCTTCAGAACCTGCCTCGCAACAGCGAACTACGTAAAGCGATAGAAGCACCGTCCGGTGGCTTCCTCTACGTAGCGGATCTATCAAACATCGAGTCTCGTATGTTGGCATGGCTTGCCGAAGAAGATGAGCTACTGCAAATGTACCGAGACGGCACCGATGTTTACTGTGATTTTGCATCCAAGGTTTACGGACGCACGATCACTAAAGACGATGCAATCGAACGCTTTGTAGGTAAGACGGCAATACTAGGTCTTGGCTACGGTATGGGCGCTCAGAAGTTCCAAGCCACATTGAAGCAAGCCAACATAGAAATGGATTTCTTTGAGGCCAAAACTATCGTCGATGAATACCGAACGGCTTATCCACACATCCCCAACCTGTGGAATCGGCTCAACGCTTTACTTACTGAGTCTTCGAACATGGGCAGGGTGCAGGATGACGACGCTTTCGGTTACGCCTACAGGTGTATCCAAGCGGCACCCAATTCGATTCTCCTCCCGAATGGAATGTCGCTTCGATACCCTTTTTTAACCTGCACAAAAGCCGGTTTAACGTATCAATCTATGGGCAAACCCGTCTCTACCTATGGCGGGCGCATCACCGAGAACGTTGTACAAGCACTGGCTCGCATTGTCTTATGCGATCACATGCTGCAAATACAGCGCCGACCAGAATTTGAAGTTGTGCTGACAGTACATGACGAAGTCATCGCCATAAGTCAGCAGGACAACCCAGAAGATAAATTGAACAGCATGATCGATATCATGCGCCAGCCCCCTAAGTGGGCACCTGACCTACCGCTCGATGCAGAAGGCGGCTGGGACGTTAGCTACAGCAAATGAGTGGTCTTGTACTGTCAAGAAAGCTCACGGAGCAGGTACTTCTTGAAATGCAAGATGGCTCCGAGGTGCTGATCACCGTCAGCCGGATAGATAAAAACCAAGTCCGCTTGCATTTCGAAGCACCAAAAGAGGTAAAAATTAACAGGATCAAAAGAAACGATATTGACCATAAATAGTAGTAGTTATACTATCGACAGCCGCGTTGGAGGAGAACAATATGCAGCTGAACTTCCTATCCGCCAGTAATGGCCTACCCCTTACCAAGACTTTCAGCGCTACCGGCTCTACTCCATACCCACTTGTCACTCACGTCGACAGCCATACGTTCACTGTTGATACGATCTCAGACTTCCATGACACGCTGCGCCAGCAATCACAGCTAGGTCATTGCTTACTCAAAGGTGACCTCAAGCAGCCGCTCGTCAACGAGTCCCGCAAAGGCAAGTCAAACCGCAATGCTTATACAGACTTGCTTGTGCTCGACATCGACGGCCTGCGCATACCCAATACAAAGTTCTCAACCGGCCCGCTCACCACGGTTCATATCGAGCACATTGCCAACATGATCGTATCCGCCCTGCCCGATGAGCTTAACGACGTTAGCTTTATCGCTCAGGCATCCAGTTCTTTTGGCATGAAGTCGGATCGATTCTCGCTGCACCTATTCTTTATGCTCACTGTGCCGCTACCACCTAAGACGGTGAAGTTATGGCTACAGCACGTTAACCACGCAGATACCTTATTCGAAGAACAGATCGAGCTGTCCGTCAACGGACACTCTCTCAAGTACGTGGTGGACACCAGTGTTGCTGATAACAGCAAACTGATATTCATCGCACCACCAACGTTTGCTGATAAGACTCTTGACCCGTTTCAAGACTCTGATCAACGGATCGTATTGGTAAACAAAGGACAAGAGACCTTAGACCTTGCACCTTTGATGAGTGGCATTAGCCGAGAAGCCATGTTCAGTGTCAGCAGAGCCAAGAAAGACGCGCTGCGTGACACGGCTGGCATGAACAGAAAGAAAGAAAAAATACAGATAGCACAAGTTAATTATCGCAACGAAGAAATCCTAACCAACCCAGACAAAGTATCGATTACGGTATCGGACGACAGTAGCTCGCCATTCATCCGCTGTAATATCAACGGTGGTGACAGCGGTGCGTACTACTTCAACCTCGATGCTCCGACCTACATGTACAACTTCAAAGACGAACCGATCTTTGAGATTGAGAAAGCCGATCCAGACTTCTATCTCAGCATCTTTGAGATGTTTGACGATCACATCAGCGAGTCCGGTAAGGCTTCCGTTCCTGTAGCAATCCGTGATTTTTACACAGACATCTACTACTGCGGCCTGTTTGACCCAAACATTCAGCAGTTCAGTGACAACTACCCGCTAACTCCGCTAGCTAAAGGGTCTATCGACAGCTTCATGCTCAGTCACGGACGCCCTGTACCTGACTTCATACCTGACGCCCGAGTCATCTTCGACCCAACGCAGAAGGAAGAAGCCATACAGCTGCAGAACACGCCGTACCACATCAATATGTATCGGCAGACCGACTACATGCTCAACGCAACTGAACCTGATAGGCCTTTGACCTTAGGCCAAGGGCCAAAGATCCAAGACAAGTGTCCTCTCACCTATAAGCTGATACATCACATACTGGGCAATGGTGACGAGGAGCTTGAACGCTTCCTTAATTGGCTGGCTTACATATACCAAACACGACAGAAGGCTGGCACTGCTTGGGTGCTGACGGGTGTACCAGGCACCGGTAAGGGTCTGTTCTATAGCCGCATACTTCGACCGCTGTTTGGTGAAGCGCACGTACCAATGAAGGCGCTGCAGAACATCGAAGAGCAATTCAATTTGTACATGCGCACTGCCCTCTTCCTCATTGTCGATGAGTTCCACATGAGCAGTGCTAGCCAAGGCACTATTAAGATTGCAGACAAACTCAAGAACCAGATTACTGAGAACACGACTACGATCCGCGCAATGCGTAGCAACCAGACTGAAGTAAAGAACTTTACGAACTTTATATTCCTGACCAACCGGCTCGATGCCGTGAAGATCGAAGACGGAGATCGCCGGTACAACATTGCACCTCGACAAGAAACCAAACTCGAAGTCGCTCACCCTGAGGTCATTGAACGCATCGATGAGCTTCACAAAGAGTTACATGACTTCGCAGGCATCTTGAAAACATACGAAGTCAACACGCGTCTCGTCAGAACCTGCGTCAACAACGATGCGAAAACCGAGATGCGACACGTCAGCATGTCTGTGTTCGAAGACTTCTGTCGCGCCTTGAAAGAAGGCGAGCTTGAGTTCTTCACCGACGTGTTACAGATAGAAACGACCAACGTCATGGGTAGCGGTGACGTACTACCCGCTCAACGTTTCGTTAAGAGTTGGTTAGCTAAGAGCAGCGAAGACTACATGATGATCAAGGACGAACATCTACGCGTTGTCTTTCACGCTCTGACCGAACAAACGCCACGCATCAACGCAAAAGAATTTGGCAAACGCCTTGATCGCAACGGCCTAACTAAGACACGCAAGCGTCAGTCTGGTGCAGACCGCGACGCCAACCCAATACGCGGTATAGAAGTGAACTGGAAGATATCCGATGAAAGTCGTGACGAACTGATCGACACCTACTTCAACACCAAAGATAAACAATTAGTCGCTTAGACTTTTATAGTAGTATTACTACTAACTAACGACACATAAGAACTATATGCAATTAACCCAAGACGAAAGACCAGACCTTGAGAGCTTAACCGCCAAGCCGGACAAGCTAGGCCTTACCCCTGCATGGTCTTACTCTGCGCTCAAAGTATTCGAAGAGTGTCCCTACCGCACCTACATCAGCCGCGTTAAGAAGGTACGAGAGCCATCAAGCCCCGCTGCAGACCGTGGCACAGCTATCCACCAAGAAGCTGAAGACTACGTCTGTGGCAAGTTAGGTGAGATGCCAGACTCGCTAAAGAAGTTCGAAGACGACTTCGAACAATTACGTGCGATGTACGCCGATGCCAAAGTCGAACTAGAAGGTGAATGGGGCTTCGATCTTGACTGGCAACCTGTCGGTTGGATGGAACCTAAGACGTGGGCACGCATCAAGCTCGATGCTCTCGTCAATGAAGACGAGCAATCTTGCCGCGTCATCGACTACAAGACCGGCAAAAAATGGGGCAACGAGATAACGCACGGACAGCAGTGCTTGTTGTACGCCATCGGCACCTTCTTCCGTTACCCGCACATCGAGTTCGCACAAACCGAGCTGTGGTATCTCGACAAGGGCGAAAAAACAATCAAGCAGTTCACCCGTGCAGAAGCAATGGAGTTTGCTCCAGGTTTCTACAAACGCGCTGTCGCTATGACTACGTGTACAGACTATGAACCTAAGCCTAGTAAGAACAACTGCAAGTGGTGTTCATACAAAAAAGGTGAGCCACCTGAGTGTTACTGGGGAGTTAGCTAAACCGATCATGCAGCCCTAGCCAGCACCTCTCTCCTCCGGTGTGTGGGCTTACCTCCCCCACCGGCTAGGGCTGCATACCAAGGAAACTCTATGGAAATGTTTTATTGCGAAGGCAACGCAATCATCCAGTACTCGTTAAAGACTGATCCGCCAGAAGCACTGTATTGGTCAACGTACCGACTCAAGAAATCTCACATCGTTATCCACAACCGTATGAATCGATCTGAAAAAGCCGTTTGGCGTGAAAAAATACTAAAGAGCATTACTTATGACGAAACAGTTCCTCGCAGCGATCCGAGCACAGGACACAGTTCAAAAGTTAAATTGGGTTAAACGAGCTTCGTACTTCTGGGATACCGGTAAACCAAGAAGCCCGTCACTGACGCTTGAACAAAAGACCAAGATCTATGATCTACGGGATCAAGGCCTTGGTTATAGAGACATAGCCGCCAGACTCGGCCATTCGTACTACATGGTCTACAACACAATTTACCGGCGCAACCACGGCGAAAAACTGTGACCAAGTTCACAGACATCCACGCTGCGATTGAAGAAGCACATTTCATTCAACACCAGCTTAACGAAACCGCATTGATCACTATGGACAAACACAACAACTTGTTTGTCATCACGCGCAACCAATACGAATCGAAAGAGCACAGCACCGACACTGTTCTTGAGATCTGCAAATCTGTAGGGGGTTGGAATGGGCAAGGCGAGTGTCAGCGTCAGGCCTAGTGGGTCGTGATAAGCCCACCTCCTTTGTGAAACAGATGAGATGAAGTAGCCGCCCCATTATTCATAAGCTCAATCTCATCAACTGGCACAAACTTCTTGAATAAATTAGTACAACATGTACTATTTACAGCCAATTAAGAATCAATAAATATGAAACCATTCGAACATCAATTAACAACAACTGATTTCATCGTCGACAAAAAGCAGTGCCTAATAACCTCAGATCCAGGCACTGGTAAAACCCGCAGCGTCATCGACGCCTACGCCAAACTTCCGTTAGACAAAGGCAAGATGCTCGTCATCGCCCCGCTTTCAATACTGCAGGCGTCATGGGGTGACGACATTGACAAGTTCCAACCAGAAATTACGTACGAGATTGCGTACGCCAAGAACAGAGCCAA